TATGTTATCTACAGCAAAAGAAGTTGAAGACATTACTGAAGGTGCGAACAAAGTGGATATGACTAAGGCCCGAATAGTAAAGGGTGCATTTAGAGTATTGACTCTCAAACTTGCCAAAGCTGGAATACCTTTACTGGTTACTAATCACACATACAAACAAGTCGGAGCTATGTTTCCTCAAGATATTATGGGTGGTGGTTCTGGTTTACAGTATGCAGCATCTAATATCGTTTTCCTCTCCAAGAAAAAGGAAAAAGTCGGCACGGATGTAATTGGTAACATCATTCATTGTAAAAACTTTAAGTCCAGACTCGCGAAAGAAAACAAGAGAGTTGATGTACTTCTAAGTTATGATGAAGGTCTTAATCGTTATTATGGTCTTTTAGAGTTGGCAGAGAAGTATGAGATTTTCAAGAAAGTATCTACACGATATGAGTTACCAGATGGTGCTAAGTTATATGCAAAACAAATACTAAAAGATCCAGAAAAATATTTTACTGAAGATATAATGAACAAATTAGATGAAGCTGCTAAAAAAGAATTTTCTTATGGTGGTGGAGTCGAACATTCTGAACCAGAAGAAATTGAAACAGGAGAAAATGGTGGCTGAACAAGAATATGAAACTAAAGTAGAATTTCACCAAAGATACAATTACGCTGCATCGTCAGATATGCGTGAAGAGTTGGTTGATCAAATGAATGAGATTTTAGATGGTTTTTACGAAACTCGTTATGATGAATTATATCATGAAAACGCGTTTAGACAAGTTAAAGGAAAACAAATTACAATACCTGTTGAAGAATTACCTAAAGAAATGTCAGATTATATTTTGACTCTAGGAAGGGGCTATTTGTGCAATTCTGGATTACAATTCATGGGGGTTGATCCAACTACCATTGATCTAGAGATTCAACAGATTTGGGCAACAGATTCCAAAGAGAACGATTATAATCCACCCCATAGTCATGCTGGTTTGATGTCTGGCGTATTCTATTTGAAAGTTCCACCACAGGTTTTAGAAACAAATGAAGAAGGGGTTTTAAATTTTTTACTTGCAGAAGATGGATATGTAGATGTAAGTCCATACACTACCGTTAGACCAAACACTCACATTTTTGCAAATCCAGAGGTAGGAAAATTTTACATTTTTCCTGGCTGGTTAAAACACTCTGTAAATCCGTTCTTTGGGCCAGGTGTTAGAAGAGCAGTATCTTTCAATTTAGTATGTCCAGAAACAAGTGAACGGAAACTTACTACATTTAAAGAACCCTATGTTAAGAGAAAAATTGAACCAGAAGAAATTAAAACAGGAGAAAAAAATGGCTGAATGGACACCCACGAAGGCTAAACAAGGATATGATACTCAAGTATCACTTCACCAAAGATACAATTACGCTGCATCTTCAAATATGCGTAAAGAGTTAGTTGACCAGATGAATAAGTTTTTAGATGATCTTTACGAAAATCGTTATGAGGAATTGTACCATCAAAACGCGTTTAGAGAAGTTAAAGGGAAACAGGTTGGAATACCAATTGAAGAACTGCCTAAAGAAATGACAGATTATATTTTAAATATGGGAAAAGGTTATTTGAATAATTCTGGAATGTACTTTATGGGTGTTGATCCAACTAAAATTAATCTAAAAATTCACCGAATTTGGTCAACAGATTCCGAAGAAAATGATTATAATCCAGTTCACAGTCATTATGGTTTGATGTCTGGTGTATTTTATTTAAAAATACCACCACAAGTTTCAGATGCTAATGACGAGGGGAATTTTCTTTTTCATCTTGAAGGAAATGGATTTATGGATGTAAATCCTCTTCAAAGTATTAGACCAAAAAGCTGTATTGTGGAACTTCCAAAAACAGGAAGATTTATCATCTTTCCTGGCTGGTTAAAACACTCTGTAAATCCATTCTTTGGGCCGGGGATTAGAAGAGCATGCTCTTTTAATTTGGTATGTCCAGAAGCATCTGATTGGAAGCCGGGGCCGATTGAAGAACCTTTTGGTAGAAGACAATTTGAACAATCTTTAAAAATAGATACAGCAGGTGGCCCTGATGCTAAACTCAAAGGTGACAGAGATCTTAGCGGGATTATCTAATGCCCGATCTTTCCCCAAAAGCTCACGTTCCAAAACTTAGAGATACTTGGTATATTCTTATTCCTAATCCAGAAGACCCCGATGACAATAGTCTCTGTATTCAAATTATACAGGGCCCGTTTTGTCATGTTGTAGTTAAATACAAAGATTTTAAAACAGACCCAACTCTGAATGGTGATGGCACCTTGACATGCCAGTATGGTTATGATATAATAACATCACCATCTGATATTGGTGAAAGAGACATAACCGATGAACAGGGTAAAATATTTGAAGAAAAATTAGGTAAAGCGATTTTAGAAATAATAGAAAAACACCATATAGGCAGCGATGAAAATAGAGACAACAATATTAAAGAATCTGTTACAGAATGAGGATTATGCAAGAAAGGTATTACCATTTTTAAATGATGAATATTTTACTGAAAATTCTGATAAAATTATCTACAATCAGATAAATAATTTTATACTAAAATATAATTCTCTCCCAAATAAAGAGGCTCTTAATATTGAATTAAGTGAAGCAAAAATCACAGAAGAAGATTTCAAAGAGTCTATAAACCTTATTAATGAGATTGGTAAAGATGACCAAGAATTCTCAGACCTCTCATGGCTATTGGACTCAACAGAAAAATTCTGTCAGGACAAAGCAATCTACAACGCAGTTGTCGAATCAATATCAATCCTCGACAATCCCAAATCAACAACAGACAAGGGTGCAATCCCTGACATTCTTTCCGATGCTCTTGCTGTCTCTTTTGATCCTCATGTCGGTCATGACTATATTGATGACAGTTCTGATCGGTTTGATTATTATCATAGGATTGAAGAGAGGATTCCATTTGATCTCGACTACTTTAACAGAATTACCAAAGGTGGTCTTCCGCAGAAAACATTAAACATTTGTCTTGCTGGTACTGGTGTAGGTAAATCTTTATTCATGTGTCATGTTGCATCTTCTTGTCTTGCACAAAATCAAAATGTACTTTATATCACTCTTGAGATGGCAGAAGAAAAGATTGCTGAAAGGATTGATGCAAACCTTCTAGATATTTCTATAGATGACCTTCACAGTCTACCAAAAGACCTCTACGATAAGAAAATAAATAGTTTAAGTAATACTACAAAAGGAAAACTAATAATTAAAGAATATCCAACTGCAGCTGCAAATGTTAATCATTTTCGTGCATTGTTGAATGAACTAAATCTTAAACGGTCATTTGTTCCAGACATTATATTTGTAGATTATCTTAACATTTGTACATCTTCCAGAATAAAAACAGGGTCTAATGTCAATTCTTACACGCTTATCAAATCAATTGCAGAAGAACTTCGTGGTCTTGCTGTGGAAAATAAGCTTCCTATTGTTTCTGCTACACAAACCACTAGAGCGGGGTATTCAAGTACTGATGTCGGGTTGGAAGATACTTCAGAGAGTTTTGGGTTACCTGCAACTGCAGATCTTATGTTTGCAATTATATCTACTGAGCAAATGGAAAAAGTTGGACAAATATTAGTAAAACAATTAAAAAATAGATATAATGACCCCACAACAAATCGTAAATTTGTAGTGGGTATTGATCGTGCAAAAATGAGATTATTTGATGTATCTCAAGCAGCACAAGATGAGCTGGTAGATACAGGTCAAAAAAATGATGATACACCATCTTTTGACATAGCAACTGGTGGTAAATTTAAGAAACAAGATTTTGCAGGATTCGACTATGAATAGAAAACAAAGGAGAAAAGAAGAAAGATTGAAAGAAAAAAATAAGGTAGAAAAAGACCCTCAAACTTTTCAGATGAGTTATAACTTACATAGGCCTTGGGCTGACATTTTATTTGAAACAACTCTTCCACCATCTGTTTTGGAGAAAATGATAGAAATTTCTGATGAGGTGTTGGCCGACTCAAAGAGAATAAGTTGGGGGGGAAATTTGGCAGGACAAATAAAAGAAGAACTGTTAATAGAGCCCAAATTATTAGAAAAAGAAAACTTATTAGATTTTTTTGGTAATATGGTTCAAGAGTATGTTCATCAATGTAATCTCCAACAAGCTCCATCAGACCAACATCAACACATAGAGACTGTTAAAAACCATATTCATGTTACAGTTAATAGTATGTGGATAGTAGAACAACAGCCTGGAGAGTATAATCCTATTCATACTCATACAGGTTGTGATGTTTCTGCAGTGATGTATTTAAAAGCTCCTAATTTTTTACCTTCAGAAAAAACAGAAAGAAATGATGATGGTACAATATATTTCATAGGAAGTTCAAGCCCAAAAGGTAAACTAAAAACAAATTCACTCAAAGTTAAACCCACGCCTGGGGCTTTTTTCATTTTTCCGGCACATCTTCAACATACAGTTTATCCTTATAAAACAAATGATAATTTTGCAAGAAGGAGTGTTTCTTTCAATGCATCATTTGAATACAAAGAGTAACTATGAAAGAAGATACTGCAGTTATTGATCGTACTGGTTCTAATAATGGTTCTGATACAGTAAAGAAGACTAAAAAGCCAAAACCTCCACGAAAATATAAGGTCATTTATCATAATGATGATTATACGCCAATGGAATTTGTTACTTGGTCACTAATGGAATTTTTTCACAAAACAGAAGTTGATGCTCAATCTCTTACTCTTCAAGTTCATAAAGCAGGAT